GATCGGGAGAAGTGACGTTGCCGTCAGCGGCGGTCAGGAGCCGCGCCTTGGTCAGGTCGGCGTCCTGAATGTTACGAGAAAATTCGTTTGGCATGGTAATGGTTCTTTAAGGATTAAGCGGTCAGAGCTTCGTCGTTGAGGATGGAATCGGTGATGACGATCGGGATGCCGTTCGACTCAAGTGGCAACGGAGCGAAAACTTCGGCGCCGGTGGCGGACTTGCTGCCGAGTGCGGAAAAAGCCGTGGAACGACTCGACTGGAGCTGGAACGCCGAGCGGCGGTTCATGAGCCAGTAATTTGGACGATAGCCGACTGGGTATTTGCTAAGCAATTCAGCCAGCTTAGCGTCAGTCACGCCGGCGCCAGAGTCAGCGGTGGCGTCTTTAAGGCGGCCCACGCTGTATTTGCTGCCGACTTGCATACCTACCCAAGCGGTCAAGTTAGCAACGTGCGCAGGATAGACCGAAGGAGATCCAACGTTTTCGATGCGCCATTCGCCAAGCTCGAAAGTAGTGCCAGCGCCGAACACGAGTTGAACGCCCTGGGTGTCCGTATTGATGCCGTAAACCGAGGAAGCGGTTCCACCGGTGGTTCCGCCAGCGTCCACAACCAATCCAGCGTTGAAGGCGGTATGAATCGCCTGCAAACCGGGAAAGCCCTTGGAATCAACGCTGGTGCCATAGATGACTTGTGAGCCCAGCTCAATCATCGCTTGGCGCATGACGCCGACAGACTCAACGTCTTTCCACGCTTGTTCGCCGTCCTCGTAAGCGCGAGCCACCGCAACGTCAGCCTGAACGGCTCCGCTGAGGATATAGCACTCAATGAGCTGGCTCTCGAACTCCGATTTCGTCGGGGTCGAACCTTCGTTAGCGGCACGGAAACCGACACCCGGATAAGTGACGCGCGAAGCGATCTTATAGCTGGTGCCGCGAATGGTGCGCGCTGGCATAATCTGCACCTCGGGAGCGTAGGTCAGCGTTTCCTCAATCAGCCCGACGATAGTGTCGGAGCCGTTGAGTTTGGCAATATCGAGAAGATTGGCTTGTGGCATGGTCTTGGTAGAAAGTTGTTATGAGTTGGCCGAGACGTATGCGGCCTCGGTTGGGAATTTTTCGGTGAACGCGCGAACCGCCTTCAGGCGATCAAGGCCGGTCGATGTGCCGATAGCTTGATTCTTGGCTTCGTGGTAGGAGATGGCTGGCACCTTGACCTCTGGCTCGTTGATAGGAGCAGCAAACGCAGCAGGAGTAGGAGCGGCAGCGGCGAGGCGAGCTTGCAGCTCAATATCGCTGTTGCCAGCCTGCAACGCTTTCAGGTCAGCCTTGAGTGCCTCGCACTCAGCCAAGACCTTAGCATTGTCTTCGGCGAATTGCGTAGCCACCGCATCGAACTTAGCGGTAAACGCGGCGAACTGTTCCGCAATCAAAGCGGAGAAATCGACTTGAGGTTCCGGCGCAGGCGCCACTGAATCGGTAGGCATATCATTTTCTTCGCTGTCAATCTGATCAGCCGAGAACACGCCGTCAGCGTTGGCGGCGGGTGTATCCACAAAGTCAGCCGAGTACAAGCCGCGCGGGCGGGTCATGTAATTGCCGCTCTCCTTGTCTAGCTCTGGCGCATCCGCTGCAAACATCAAGCTGACGCCAAAAGTGGACGGGATTTCGTTGATCATCTCAAGGAGCATCTCTTTTCCGCTGTGTGCATCAAATAGGGTCAGGTCAGCGAGAAGCTTGCCTTTGCTGACTCGAAAATTCTCGTAATAGCCCACCGTGTCTTGGACGCTAGAGAAGTGATTCAGCTTCGCCTTCACCCGTCCCTTCTCGATTGCCAGCGACTTAAACTTGTTGAGCGAACGCTTGTCCACAAACACCCCATGACCGAGCGCAGGCCCTTCCTGAATCAAAGAAACACCCATGATGGTGTTTCCTGAAACCTTGCCTTGGAACGCTGCGAATGTCTGAATCTCTTCGGTGACTGGCATACACGCCGTACCTATGTCAATCAGTGCTGCCAGCCTCTGCCTCATCCTCGGCGATGTCCTCGGCTTCGTCCTCAGATGACGCCTCATCCTCAACCTCTGCCGCATCCTCAACATCATCCTCGGGAGAATCTTCCATCTCTGGAGCTGCCGCCGCTGGCGCCGGGATAGCTGGCGCATTCGGAGCCCGCCGTTCCAGCATGTAGATAGCGGTCGGCAGATCCAGCACACCGCCGGATGCGTTTTGTACCATCTTCGCATCCTCGACAAGTTCCATCGCCTCCGCACGCAGCAGGCTGCGGATGATGTTGCGATCTTCGCCGCGATCCGCCGCAATCTGCGTCTTGCTGATAATCCCGGCCATGGTCTCGTCGATGAGCGCCTTCGATTCGCGCCCGATGTCCGCCGTGACTTTAGCCGGAAAACGCCACTCCCCCGCATCAAAGTCAGCCACGGCTGGCAAGTGCCCAAGCTGGATGCCGCGAGCGATGACCCGCATGACGATGGGATAGAGAAACTTCTCCTCCAGCGTTAGTTGTGTCATCTCAAACTCCCGCGCAGCTTGTGCCGCTTCCATCCGGACTGCTGTGCCCTGGCCTGCCCAAGAATAGATGAAGCCGAACGGAAGCCCGACGGTCAGCCCGGTCGATCGAACAAGCGTGTCCAAGAACCCGTTAAAGGTCGGCGACGGGCGGTTAAAATCAACCGGGTTGAACGATTCACCTTCTGCAAGGTACTGGATGGCGCCCGGCTCGACCTTCTTCAAGCGATCCGCTTCGCTCATGTAGTCGCTGTGCGTCGTGTCCAGTGAAACGTCCTGATCTGCGCTGCCGTCTGCGTTGTTAATGACACCGCTGATCGACGACAAATACTTCACCGAGATCTTCTCACATGCGAGGATCTCTTGCAGGTCTTTGATGTCGGTGATGGCTGCGTCGAACGCTGAGAACCCGCGATAAGAGTCTAACCGGGTGGGGTCGAACAAGTGAAGGAACTCCTGCGCTGGCACTTCAAGCGCCGGCATCATGTTTTCACCGGTCGTGCTGCGATTGTAGATCCGGTATCGGATCGGCCTGCCCATCGCATCAATGACGACGCCAGAAAAGTCCTGCTCGCCCCTTTTGAGCGGCTTAAATGGTTTGGTGTCCGTCCCGTTGCGGTTAGGAATCGAGCCGATGCGGTCAGCCTCGATGGCCTGTAGCCGAATCGGACTGATTTTGAGCATCTCGTCGAGCTGGGTCATCGGCACTTCGGACACGATGTAGCCGATGTCACCGTCACGCTTCATGCTGGTAACGCCCAGCCCGGCCAGCACCCGGAAGTGATGGCGCCGGGTCAGGTCGCAGCTTGCCATCCACCTTTCCACGTAGGCCGTGATCGCCTTGTTGGCTTCTTCGGAGCTGGTGCGCGGCACGTACTGCAAACGGCCCACGGAAAAGGTGCGGTACTTGCGCAGAATGCTTTTGACCACGCTGCTGTTTTCTTCCAGCCATCGAGCCTCCCGAATGAGCGTCACGCGGTCGGTGTGATTGCGGCTGGAGTCAGGTTGATCCAGCGTTTGCCCGCTCGCCCGACGATTGGTCGATGACTGAGCACCGACGCGCCAATATCCCACCTTGTCGCCCGCCTCTAGCTGCGCCTTTGCGCGCTGGCGTTGTAATGCGGTTGCCGGACTGAAGAACCTGATAGTTTGCTCAATAAAACTCATAGCGGAAAGGTTGAAAAGTCAGGTTTGAGGCGGTTGGAGATAAGTGGGTACTTCACTGGGTCGAGCTGGTGCATTCTTCGCATCACAGCCCGCATCAAAGCCATCACGGGAATGCCGCCGTCCGTGCCAGACGCGCGGGTCTCGGACTCACCGCCGCCGGACGTGCTGATAACGATGGTACCTTGCCCTTCGGTCAGCGCCGATAAGCACTGATCGTAAAGCGTTTCGCAATATTGCAGCGAAGCGTAACGTAAAATTGAAGGGCCACCCATAAAGTCACTCTGTCTGTCAAGCGTTGACAGCCTCCACCTCGTTTGTGATGATTTCGGCCTGACCAATGATCTTTTCAATACAGGCGGCCAGCACCTGCATTGCCTCCGCATCGAACGAGTGGTTCTCGCCCAGCTTTTTGAAAAACGTCTTGTTTTTGCCGGTCCGTTTGTCCTTCTCGGTGACAAAGACCTCATTCTGAATCTCCTTAAAGTACCACTTTGGCGCATTGTGCGCGATTTGCCACGATGCGCCCTGGCCTGCGCGCAAACGATGCAGAACCAGCTTGATGTAGTCACTTGACCACACGATACGGTCGCACAAGTCAGCCTGTCGAGCGTTGCGCACCTTGGATCGTGCAAGTCCTACGCCGGAATCAACGTGCTGAATCTGCGAATATGGACGTTTGACCGACCGGCTCCGGCCTGTGCGCTTGTCCAGTAACGTCCAAGTGAAGAACTGCGCCTTGTCGCCCTTCAATGCGATCCAGTTATTCGCCGCACACTGCCGGTAGACCTCACCTTGATACCGTTCAAACCCGCAATCCACAAACACGCGCCGGTCAGTGATCTCTAATCTTTTCTGTAGGTCGGCCAGTTGTGCCCAAGTATGCAGCTCGCCCGCGTAAAACAGTCGAGATTCTCCGTTTTGTGCCCAAAGTCGGACGATGACGCGAAAATAGTCGCGTTGAACGTCTACAGTCATGTATCGCCGAAACTCTTGGTCCCACGGCTCTTCCATCGCGAATCCGCCCGACAAATTGACCTCTTCGCTCTGAAACTCTCGCATATCCCAGAACTCACCCAGTCGTTTGCGTACGAACTCAGCCAACGGCGAGTAATCACCCAGTTTCCGCGCGTGTTCGGCCTTAAGAAACTCGCTGGCGATCGTGTCCCACGCGACCCATGGCACGGTAAGAGCGTTCCAGTGATAGCTTTTCACGCGAGGATCTGGCGCAGAGTTCTGATTCTGATAGAACCCGCTGTTCGCGATCTGCCGGCGGACTTGCGGCTCGTCTTTGAGATGCACTTTGCATGATGGGCACTCGTAACGCACCGTGTTTTTAATGCGCGCGAGGTCGTATTTGCCATCCGCGAGC